TCGCATCCAATAGTAATTTCGCAATTCAGCCCGTAATTTTGGGTTCGTGTGTACATCGTGTATGCAATATCCCACAACTCCGGGTATTCTGCGAACGTTTCCGGCGCATTATACATAAACGGCGTTACTTGCAAATACTTTGTCAATTCTCGCCAAACCTCAACGGAACCCATGTTGCACGTTCCGCACGGCTCCCGGCTCCAATCCTTTGATACGTTAATTGCTTCCATTCCGGCGGGTAATTCGTCTTGATTGTAGCAAAGGAACCACGCCCCCCCGGCGTTGTTCTTGTCGCTTATATACGGCAAATAACAATCATTTAACGGGAACCACTGAAAACCGCCATTTGTAACGGTAAAATTCAAATCAAAAGTCTTTATTGGGTCTATCTGCGACGAATGAAACAAATACATTCTAACAACCCCGGTTCCCCCGGTCATTTGCAAACCTATCTTTTCAATTTTCGCCGTCACTCCCATTGCACGAACCGGGACAATTTCAAATCCTACCAACTTATGATTGTTTTGCAACGTCGCCCGTATGCGTCCGGCACCATCAAAAAACGTTCTGCGTTCTAACAAATTGCGTGTTTCTTTATCCAACTGCTTAATTTGGGTAAATGTCTGAATTGCGGTTGCAATCCCGTTGCGTGTCATTCTTTCCAAAAAGTCCGAAAGAATGTTGTATTTGCTCCAAAACAAAGAATCTTCCGTTGGTTCCTCTCCTACGTTATCCGCTTTCGCTTTCCAAAACAATTTGTTCCCGTTTGTATCATTACCATACTGCACAACCTTGTTTTGTTTCCATTGCGTCAGCGCATCCCATACGGGGTATTGTATTCCCCAATCATCCGGCATAATCGCCTCCATACTATCCAACGTCAAAAGCGGGTGCGCACCTTGAAAATACAACCCACTTTCCGTCTGCGTTAAATTGTCGTCTATCGCCTTTGCCGGGTCGTATGATTGCTCCCACCCGCACACATTTTTTAACGCTTCGCATATTTCATTTATTCTTATCATAAAAACGCCCATTTATTTCCCATATTAGGAATTAAGATTGCAATAAATAAGGGGGCGGGGATAACCACCCCGTCCCCTCGGTTAAATAATTGTTCCGTTTTCCGGCTTATGCGCCTGCACCTCCGGCGGGAAATTCCCCGGCGTTGGTTACATATACAGGCATACCCAAAGGTACATTTTCCGCACGTGCTGCAATCTGCGCTTTGATAATCGGATTTGCAACGGTTGTTGGGGCGCTGTTGTAAGCAATTACAAACGCAACGTCTGCGCTAAATCCAAAATATTCTTTCACGTTGCACGTCATATCGGCACTCGCTGCGCCTGCTGTCTGTGACTGGTCGCCAACTGCTGTGTAATAGTGCGAACCAACGGGCAAATCAATGTACGGCAAACGTACAACGTCCCATTCGTGGAAATTCGCACGGGTGCGGTTCAACGCCTCACGGTCAACACGTGTTAAAACGCCAACGTTACCATCCTCTACGGCAAAGAATGTGCCGTTTTTGCTAGCTTCATTTACGACGTTGTTTGTATAATGGAACACTTTATTTTCGTATTCCATACGCTTGTTTACGTCGTTATAAATACCGTGCTGTGCCAATTTTTTAATAAGGCTGTCAATTCCGGCGTTACCTACGACGTGAACCAAACCCGGATAACAATTTGCACGCATAATCGGGTTAATATCGCCCATAATTTCGGTTGCCATCTGCGTTGGAACCTCAATAACGTTTGCAGCGAAATTGTAATTCAACTTGTCTTTCAATACTTGGGTTTTTCCTGCCTCCAACGCTGCAACGGCTGCTTGGTCTAACGAATTTGCAAACGCTCTGCAAACCTTTTCCATTTTGCGGTTGAAATCGTGGTCATACGAAATTTCGTTGTTCATATACAACGTTGGCACCATTGTAAAGCCGACGGAATATGTCGCCCAAACCACGGTATAAAGTGCGGACGTGTTTTCATCGTCCGGGATAACACACGTACGAACGTTGCTAACCGTAACGTCGCCATCGTAATTGATAACCGGAACTTGTACCGTATTTCCGATTGAGGCAAACGCACGTTCACGCAATTTCGGGGACAAAATGGAATTTCCGGCGTTGGTCTGTTCAATGAAAAAATCTAATGCGCCATACTCACACGGGCGGGTCATATTACGGTCTAACTCCGGGTTTTCTACTCGCCAATTCTGTAATCTTGTTGCAATTAAACTCATAGTCTTTTTATTTTAATTTGTTATTAAATGCGGGTTTACCCATTACCCGGTTATCTCTCCGGCAATTTGTTAATACTATTTTCCTGCCAAACCTTTCTCATATCTTCGTCAAACTCTTTGGAACCTACCGTTTTACCTTGCGCCATCAATTGTTTTGTAATAAGTTCGTACGCCTCTGATTGCGTTTTGGCTCCGCTTACGTCCAATGTAATTCCGCCGCCTCCGGCACCGCCTGCGGGCGTTTTTGTGCCGCCTCCTGGCTGTTGTCTTTGCTGCTCCAATACTCCCATCGTTTCCAATTCTTTTGTCAGCAACTCGGCGGGCGTGAATGGGTTCAACTGATTGTTTGGATTGCGCATAATTGCGCCGTTTGCATCTTTGAACGCCAAAACCTTTCCGCCGTTTCCGTCGTCTATATATTCCGGGTTCATGCCTTTTACTTTTTCGGTCGCCTGCGTCAAAATAACCTTTGTTACGCTTTCCGGGAATCCTGCTTTGAATTTAAGCCCGGCGGCGGCTGTCTGCAATGCGTTGTCAATTCTTACTCCGAACAATTCTTTTTCGTGGTTTGCCTTTTCTGCCTCATACTTGGTTGTCAACTCGGTAAACTGCGTTGTCACGTTCTGCAAATCTGCTTTTGCCTGCTTCAATGCTTTCACGGTTTCCGCATCTGCCGCACCATCGGCAATTGCCTTTTCTAAACGGGCTCTTTCCTTGGTCAATGAATCAATCTGCGATTGCAGCCCGGTTGCGCCATCGGCTTTTGTTTTCATTTCCCCCATTACACGTTTTGCGTAATCATACGTTTTTTCGGTTCCATTTTTAGCGATACCGGAAACCGCCAAAATATCGGCATCCAAAGCCCCGTAAATTTCGCCCGTTTTCTTGGCAATAACGCTGTTTTCGTCATTCTGCGATAATGTTGTTATCGCTGTAATCTGTTCGTCAGACAATCCCGACAAAGCCGCATTTGCAACTAAAATTTCTCTCGTTAACATAATATTCTTACCCTTTGAATTAATTAAGTGCGATTGCTTCTACTGCTCCGCTGTTTGCGTTAATAATATCAATTGTGTATTTTGGGGAATCCCCGGTTGTGTCAACCAACCAACTAACAACACGTGCATGGCTGATTTTCTTTTCAACCTCTTTTGTTACCAAAATAACGTCGGTAATTGTTCCGCCCTCAATACATTCAATCAACTTTTTCTTTGTGTCGCCGTCCAATGCTGCGGCGGTTGTGGTTACTTCAATAACCAAATTGTCTTGCTGTGCAATCTGTGCCATATTCGTAATTTTTAATGGTTAAACATTCTCGTTGTTTTCCGGGCTATCGCCTGCCGCTTCCTCTGCTTCTGCTGTTTTTTCGGCTTTTGGTTTTCGTCCGGCTTTCTTTGGTTCTGCTGGGATAACTCCGGCGGCTGTCAGTTCTGCAATAATTTCGGCTTTCATTTGTTCACGTTCTGCCGCCTTTGCTTCTGCTGCCGCCTTTGCTGCTGCTTCTGCCTTTGCTCGTTTGCTGGCTTCAATCTTTTCTTTGTTCGCTGCCTCCCAAACGTTCGGGTCGTGCATAATGTCAACTTTATAACCCATTTTTCGCAAATTGTGCAATCCGAATGTTTCAAAGAACTTTTTTCCGAAAACCTGCATACGTGGTCGTGAAATTCTTTCGCCCGTTTCTTGGTTGAATTTTACAACCTCAATACGACAATGATAAAAACTTTCTTCCCCTTTTGGAACAATGAAATTTTCCGGGGTAACGTCCAACAATCCGACGTCCTTTGTTTTACCCTCTGTTTCTGCTTTCACTCGCATAATCATAAATTTTTTTTGTTATTACTTCAATTTTCTTGGAAAATGGTATTTGGCTGCCAAATTCCAAAACGTTTGTATTCTCACGTTCAAACCTACGCACAAAATTAGCGAAATTCAATTTAATGCGCAATTCATCCTCGGTAATTAGCTGTTTTTCGTACAATTCTAATACTTCCGGACGTGTCAAATGTCGGTACGGCTCCAATTCTGCCAACACTAACATACGTTGCATTTGTATTGGGTCGTGTCTGTACTCCGTTTCGATAATCTTATTTTGTAGCACATCCAATTCCCCCTCGCTTGCTCCGCTTTCTTTCGCCATCTTATAACGTTCTCGCAATTGGGTTGCATCAGACAAATAAAACTCGGTGCCATAATTGATTTTTGCCGAAACAAACATTGTTCCATAACGCAAACGGCAAACGGTTTCGTCAACGAACTTTTGCGCCGCCTCAAAGCCTTTTTTTACTCGGTTTAATACCGTGCTTTGGCTTTCAAAATTGGCTTTAATTTGCTGTTCATTTAATGCTTCACGGGTTGTTATTTCCTCGTTGGTACCAACAACCGCCGTAATTATGTTTGTACGCAACCGTTCTTCCTCGCTAACGTTATAATCCAAACTATTACGGTCAACGGTCAACATCTGAACCGGGTTGCGCAAATCCGGCTGTTTGTCGCCGTCCGGTACCGGAATTTCAATGAATGAACCAACCCCGACAATTCGTTTATCTCCGCATTTCGGGCAACGCATCAATAAACCCGCTTGGTCTAATTTATAATAGCCTTGTTTATCTTTCAAAAACCCGCCGTCGCAATAATCGCCGTTTTCGCCGTTCGTAAAATCGCAACTTTGTTCATATCCGGAATAAATCGGGTACGACCCGTACATATCCAAATTTTTCTTTGATAAATGATAAAAAAGGAACCAATCTAAACTTTCCAACTCGGTTGTTAACGGGGACGCCTTAACGTCCGGTTCTCTCAAACTCAATGGTTCGTTCCAAAAAAAACGTGCTGGGCAATATCCCAAATCGTGCGGGCTATCAATCAGCAATTCGCCAATATTGCCTTTTTCCTCGGTAAATACCCGGTATCGTTCATCGTCAATTACGGCAATACGGTTGTCGTCCTGCCGGAATATTATCCAACGCATAACGCCCGTTGTTTTGTCTGCCTTGTATGAAATAACGTGTTCTATTGGCAACCAATAAAAGTACGGTTGCGGGTAATTATCGCCGGGGGATTGCTCTTTTGGCAAATCAACAATTAATACGCTGTTAATTTCGGTTTTGAAATATTCCCATCCCTTTGTGCTCCAAATTTCGGGTTCTTCCAATACGTGTTGTCTGTAATACTCCCAATCGTCCCTTTGTTCGCTGTTCATAAACTGATAATTGAACGCCGGGTTACGACCGTCAAAAATGCGGCTCAACTTATCAAAACAAACGCCCGTTACCTCGTTTGTCTTTACGGGGTAACGGAACAATGTTTTGAACACTTTGAATTTGTCTGCGGGTATAAGGTTTGAAACATAAGCCAAAAAATCGGTCACGGGTTGCGTAATGTATGGCGTCAACGCCTTTTCCGCATGAAATCGTATGCGGTTTTGGTGGTAAATCGCCCTACTTATCGCCGCTTTGTTCCGTGGCTCCGTTATCTGCTTTTTTATTTCTCTTATATCTAAGCCCATTTTCTTTGTCAAATTCAAATTTACTATTTTCCGGTAACTGCCAACCGCCGTTATTTGGCATTTTTAAAAGTCTTTCGGCGTGGCTAACTTCAAAATCTCGTGTCGTTTTCAATGTTTCATTTTCCAACGTCACTATTGTTTGTTTACCCTGCTGCATTTTTTAAGTCTGTTAGCGGGTTAAAATCTTCCGGTACGATAATAGCCAAATCATCCGACCAATTAGGTAAAAACGTCCATTGTATTGCGTTGCTATCGGGTGCCTCAAATCCTCCCAATGTTTTATCCCCGATAAACAAAGAACGAATTGGAATAGGATAATGCGTTGTTGCTGTTGTCGGGTCTTGCAATGCACCAATTGCGCCGTTTTCATCAAACAAATAAACCCCCAAATTTTGGGAATCGCTTTCACATTGCAAATCTTTCAATGCTTTAATCAGTGATTGCGGCATTTTACGCATAACCGCCGTAAATGGGGTTGGCTCACGTCCAATAATTTCTTCAATACCGCCCAACGTTTCGTTTCCTCCGCCGAACGTACGGGGTGCGCCTGCTTCTGCTGTCGGTGCTTGGATATACGGGGAGACAACAACTTTCGTGTCGTCCTCTGCCGATAACAACGGCGTCCATGACGCTTTTTTCCCAATACCCGCCGTCGTGGTAAATGAATTTTTTTCTCCGGTGCTTTTATACAATCTCTGAAACGCTACTTTCTGAATCTGTCCGAAACTCTCGGCACACGTAAAGTTTGGAATGTTTGGCAATGCTGCTGCTGCCGGGCATTTACAAATAGCCATAATCTTAATTTTTTAACGTTAAAACTTTTGTTATTATCTCCGGGGGCTAACCCTTTGCCCCATTACTTATTGCAAAGTTATAATATTTTCGGATAAATCCTTGCATATATGAAATAAAATGCTAATTACGACGTTTAATGCCCCTTGTTGCTTGGCTGTATGGTCTTGTATCGCCGTCCGCCAATTCCTTTTCATATATTCCGGTCAAACCGTCCTCCGGATCGTCATGCTCATTTGCTGGGAAATCACGCAAAAACCCGGTTACGTGTTCATGTATCTTTGGAAAACGTTCCTCCCATCCTAACGGCATTATGATTTGGGCGTTGACGCTTGCCGAATTTGTTATAATGCGGCTTTCCTTGTTGGCACCTTGGTAAAATGGTTCGGAAATCGCTTTTATCTTTTTACGTATCAACTTTTCAAACCCGGCACCGCCGTTGTTACTTTCAATCCATGCTTTTTGCGTTCCACAACGGTTTATCATTTCCGGGACGGTAACGGCTGTTACTTCTGTATTTTCCTGCGTAAATACCATGTCAGTAATTAGCGCATACAAAATCGGTTCAAACCGTTTCTTTTGTTCGTTCCATGCCTCATTACCGGATTTGTAAACGTCATAACACGCCGAAAATGTAAAGTCGTCGCCCTCGTCTGCCACGTCTGTATAATTACCACTACGCACGAACGTTCCCCATTCTGATTTGTCAACGTACGTTCTGAACGGGTTCCGGTACAATCTACCCTCTGCGCTTCCGGGGTTTCCTTGGTCTAAGCATTGAAATTGTATTGGGTCTAACGCTCTTTCACGCTCCAATTTTGCCCGGCTGTGCATACTCTCCCATAAAGCCGCCCCCGGTTCCCTTGGGTCAATCTCGTTTGGTTCCCCGGTTTTCAACGCTTCAAAGTTTATGCGAACCCATGCACCATCCGGAATATTTTTAATGCTGTCCCAACTTTTAATATCAATAATCTTTTCGCCTCCCTTTTCAATCTTACCAATCAAATCTTCCTCATGCCATCGGGTAAATACAATCAGTTCTTGCGATTTATTGTGCAAACGCTTTTTTACAACGGTCGTGTACCATTTCCACGCCGCATTGCGTACAATCGGGCTGTTACCCTCTGAATAATCTTTGTAAACGTCGTCCATAATCATAACGTCAACGGTCTTTGACGTCAACGCACCGCCACGACCTACAACACGCAACGAACCCTTATGCCCAACCATTTCTATAACGTCAGAATTTCGTAAATACGTGTTTGCCATCGTTACCACATTTGAACCGTTCAAAAAGGTTTTCGGAAATATTTCCCGATATTTTGGGGTGTCAATTATTCGTTGAACGTCCCGGTTAAAATCCCTTGCAATTGTGGCGGCATACGAACCAATACAAATTTTTGTGTCCGGGTTCAATCCCAACATAAAAGCGGGTAATTTTCGGCTTGAACCCTCCGATTTTCCGTGCTGGGGCGGCATTTGCACAATCATTTTTTTTATTTCCCCGTGGGCGAACTTATCCAATAGCGTATAATAAACGACGTGGAACGGTTCCAAAGCCAAATCCGGTTGCATGTACCGGGCAAAGTTTATCAGCCTATGGCGTGCCGCCGCTTTTACTATCTCGCCGGGGTTGTTTTTCAATGCTGCATACATTTTAAGCAATTGTTCTTTATCCATTTTGTTTAATTCTTAAAAATAAACCATATATTTTTGTCTTACCCCCGTATTTTTTCTGACTTAAAAACCGGAAATCTTAAAAAACAACCAATTTATTGTTTCATTTTCCATTTGTCGCACGCTTTTTCCGAACGTATTATACTGCAATTTTCGACAAACGGGCATTTTAAACAAATTGGGTTCCCGTCCATATCCAAATTTGAATGGTCGTAATAATATTTACCCCAACCACAATTCCCGCACGTGTGTACGGGTTTCGGTTCATCTTTTTTCTTGATATTATTCTTTGTTGTTCGTACCATCGTCAATTACTCCTTTTTCTGCTAATTGTTTTTTATATTCTGCTGTTTGCAATTTATCGGCGACCGCAAACAACAAATCCTCCGGTATTGCGGCAACATCATATTTCGGCGCATCGCTATTTGTATTTTCTTTCAATCCCGGTATATCAACTTTTATTGGCGCATCAAATCCCAACATCTTTGCCCGGCGTTGCTGCACATTCAAAAGCAAATCCAAAAACCGGGGGTTTCCGGCGGACGTTTCCGTTGTGGTTTCCTCATACCCGTAATATTCCGGGTTGTCGCCATCCTCCAACACTTTACGGGGCTTTGCGTTCTGTCTGTTTTTCTCTCGCAATTTCCCGGTCTTTGAACGTTCCCACGCCTCCCACAATTCAACCTCCATTTTATCCAACTTTCGCAATTCCTGCGTAACGTAATCGTCTATATTTTCCATACGTTCACGTTTCCACTCAATTAGCAATTGTTGCATATCCCAATATACCATTTGTTTTGTTATGGTATAACCGACGCCACGCCGGGCGTTTTCCTCATTCAGTCTTTCCGAAATCTCCCTATACGTGTAACCACGTAAAAACAGATTTGAACAAAAAGCCAAATCAAACTCCCTTTGGTCTTTTGTTCGTTTGCACATTTTCGGGCGTCCGCCCCTTTGTCTTTTACTCGCTTCCATTTTTCAAACCTTTTTATAACAACAAAGCCATTTACTTTGCTTTCCTCTCAAACGTCGCTTTCCCTTTGCTTGTTATTTTCGGGGAATTTTCGTTTTAAGCGGGTTTCGTTTGTTACTTGATCTTTTATTGTCTTTTGTATTTTCGTCGCCCTACGTGGCTAATTTTGGCTTTCTTTCGTTTCTGTACCTAAACGGCAAAGCCCCGGTTATAATTCCGGGGCGTTTTTTATTCTTTTTCCATTTTGTCGGTTTTCAACAATGGGTAAATACTTGTTACCCTAACTGACGGCGTACCGTCCTTTTTGTCAAACCTAACTTCATACGAAAAATTGCCGTTGTGTTCTGCCTTGATAACTTCTATCTTTCCGGGCTTTCCGTTGTATTTTATTCTATCGCCTTTTTTAAACGGACAATTTTCTGTTATGTAACTTTCTGCGGCTTTTTCTCTTTCCTTTCTGTTGTACTCCAAAGCCTTTTGTTTTATCTCGGCTAATTCTGCCATTCTTTTTACGTATGTTTCTTTATCCATAACTTTATTATTTTTCTGTTGGTAAATCTACGGTTAACAATACGGGTTGCAATGGTTGGTTAAACGTCAGCATTGACAAATGTATTGTTCCGGTTTCTTTTACTCTCTCCAATTCTTCCGGGGATAACTGCCATTTGGTAATTATAAGCCCATGCGGGTCATTAGGGATTTTCATTGCAGGTAACGGCATGTATTCCGGTTGGTCTTTTGCAAATACTACATTCACGCCGGGAAATTCAACGGGTTTCATTGCCTTGCTCCTTTCTTGGTTTCTTTCTAAACTTACGTTTCTTTTCCGGTATCTCAATACGGTGTATCTCAACACGTGCGCCAAAAGCCTTTGCCAACTTTCCGGCAACTTCTTTTACTTCTTCCGGTATATCATTTTGAGGCTTTCCCGACGCATCGGCGTTTATCTGTTTTAGCGATCCGGCGATTGCTGTTTTTTCCTCTTTGTCCGTTGTCGTCTTGAAACGCTGAATCAGATTTGCAATTGGTTGCGTTCTCATAAAGTCAGCACATTTAAAACGGTCTTTGCAAATATTGCAATCATCCGGGTAATTGTGTTTTGCATCCTGCGAACTCTTTTCGTCTGCCTTTCTGAATCCGCGCCATTCGTCACGGCGGGCGATTGCGTCCGAAAATACCGCCATTGCATCAATACAAACTTGTGCCAAAATAAAATCCGGGGTATCTCTCATTTCCTTTTCTAAACCGTGCTTATTAATAAGTTCGGTTAGTTCTTGTTTAAAATCTTTTTTCATACGCTTAAACTTCTATATGTTCAATTTGTGGTAACTTCTTTATGTATTCCAACATCGCCGTTTTGCTTTCCTCGGTTTCGTCGGTTCTGTTTATTACCAACTGAATAACTTCCAAAAGATAATCGCTATCAATACACGCATTATCAACGTCGGTAATATTATACAATGGTTCCGTTATTTCCTTGACGGCTTTAAATGCTTCTTTTGTCAACTTTGCGGCTTTTTTGAATCTCATTTTTTCGCCCTTTTCAAAGCATTTGCCTAAATGGTTTAATTTATCATCAGCGTAAAAAACGCATGTATGTGCCATGTCCGCCAAAAGATACGCCGTATTTGTAAGGAACAACGCTTTTTTTCTTAATTCTTCTTTTTCTTCGTTTGTCATAGTCTTTTGTTAAAACGGTTCTCAAAATGTTTGTATTGTTCGGCGGTTTCCTGCTGCATATTACCGCAAACCGGGCTTTCCGGTTTGTTGTGTGGGTGTTTGCGCATAAATTCCGGGTTTTTCTCACGTCCTGCAATTTTAGTATATGCCATTTCCTGCAATTCCTTTTGGCTATACCCTAATAATGCCGCAATATGGAATAAAACAACGTTTACGTCCGCCAATTCGTCGATAATATCATGCGTTCCGGGATTAATTTCGTTTATTTCTCTTTGCGTTTTTTCCCTGCTTAAATATCTTTCAAACGCTTCAAACAATTCGTTGTATTCCTCGGCTAATTTTCCCAATCTTTTTTCTATATTCTTGCCGAAAAGTTTATTCATCTTTTCAAACAATCTCTTTTCGTCAAAGGTCAATCCGGCGGTATTGGCGTCTTTTTCTTCAAAATTAGCCATAAACGTTTGCATATCCATTTTGCCAAATTTTCCGTCCGGTGCCAATACAATAAAATTTCCCTCCAGTACGTCCAACATTACGCCGTTTTCGGTCGGGAATGAATAAACCGCCAAACCGCCGGGCGTTCTCGGAATCTCCATTGTTCCGCCTCCGGTAAAATCAATCAGTCTTTCGATATTATCACGTGTTACGGGAACGGCTCTAACCTCTAACAATCTGCGGCAATACAAATATCCGGCTTTCTCGTTCGGTTCTCTCTTATCCGCATGTACTTCGTTTGGCAAATTTTCCAAACCTTTTTCGTACTCAATAAAGAACGTCGCACCTCGCAAAAATATTTCTTCCCTTATATGTTCCACGGCTCGCACCCTCATTCCATAACGACCAATAACCGCATCAATTGCGGCTTCAACAATATATTCGTTTCTGTCGTCAACGTACATTCTCATTTCAAACAATTCTGCCTTTTCGGTAATTTCCGGTTCATGCCCGGTAACACTCTTTACCATCAGAACTGTTTCCACATCAAACGGGGTTAATTTACTTTCTTTCATCGCTCTTTTGTTTTTTATATAATAACGTTTTTAATCCATTCATTTTTTTGAAATATATTCTTTTGTTGTCTGTTCGTCCGTATTCGTCGCAAAATTTGGAACATTCTTTTCCATCTATTGCGCAAAGACTACAACGCCATTTTGGGGATATATTTCCGGGTTCATTTGCAATTTGTTCTTTTAGCTTCGTCCATCTTTCAGCAACTACAACAGAACCCCGGTAAACTGCACGTTCTCCGGGGCTGTATTGCCTATCGGGGTCAAACGGATGTGGTTTCTTTATTCTCATTTTCTATCGAACTAACCAACAAATCCAAATTTTCCTCTGTTCCGGAAATTGAAATTCTTGCTTTCCCTGCTCCCATTACCGCCAATTCCGTAATTGTGCAATCATATTTGCCTGCGGATTTTTGAAACTTTGCCGCCTCATTTAATGGCAATATTTTTGTTATCTCTTTCATCGCTCACGTTTTTAGTATTTTACATTACAAAGTTAATAATTTCTTTTGGTTTTTATCCATATCAGCCGGAAACCAACGGAAAAACAAAGCAATTTAATTTCAATATCTAAATAAACGTCATGTCCTTTTACGCCCTCAACCATAACTCCGGGCGTCAAATAAAATTGCTTATACTTCCACAAACTTTGCAGATACAAATAAAACCCGATACGTCCAATATGGAATCCGATTGTTTTCATTTCTCTATCTGTTTTTTTATCTGTTCCCAACTCTTTTTGTCAATTACCATTTTCCGGGGGTATTGTATTATTTCGCCCTTGGTATATACAAGATTATAGATACCCAATTGCCCCTTAATTGGCATTTCAACAACACGTCTTGGGTTGCGCATCATCCATCCGAAACCCTTTGTTATTTTTGCCCTCTTTTCCTTTGGAATCCGGGTGTTTTCCCAATCCTCCGGCGTAAACTCTTTTATCGGCTTCACGTCGTACAACTCAACCAATCCCAAAGTAACGCCGCTTTCCATTCCGGGATAAACCGGTTTTGCCGACGAACAAATAAGAACGTCGCCACGGTATGACGTTTTTTTGCTTCTAACTTCAATTGATTTTCGCCCGTAAACAACGCCGTTTTCGTCTTTGTATGCCGCCGTTACCAAATCATTTGCGTATGGCTGTTTGACGGTCAACGCACGCCAACGGTCGTGTTTTTCGGGGTCATATTCTTTGCTATTAAACTGCATAACTTTATTTTTTATCTTTCCCGGCGGGTTCCTTGTAATGGGCAAAACCAATTGGTCGTATCGGTTCCGGCTCCGGAACGGCTGCGTCCTCCTTATTGTATTAAAAAGAAACAATAACCGTTCGCCCCTTTGTCCGTGTCCCAATCAGCCGGGAACCCTCCGGGATTTGAATTTTAATTTCGTTCCTCATTCTCAAAATGGCAAATCATCTTTGTCTTGGTCGGGAATTGGCGGCGGCGGTGTTGGTGCGCCTCCCTGCTGCGTTGTTTGTCCGTCTTTCTTTGGCGACAACATCTCCATATTAAACCCGTAAACTTCTGTAATGTATCTTTTGACGCCGTTGTTGTCCTCATAACTGCGGGTTCTTATTTTCCCCTCAATATAAAGTTTATCGCCCTTTTTTACATACTCTTTTGCAACCTTTGCCAATCCATTTTGCAAAACAATATTGTGCCATTCGGTGCGCTCCGGTACTTCTGTACCATTTGCCGTTTTAAATGCTCTGTCAGTTGTCGCCAACGTGAATTGCGCAACCGAACCGCCGTTGTCGAAATCTTTATACTCCGGGTCTTTTCCGACGTTACCCATTAAAATAACTTTGTTTACACTCATAGAAATATAGCTTTAAAAATCCGACTTCCAATACTCCATAACGTCCAAATGTATGACGCAACCGTTAACGCCACGAACGTATAAAATACAATTTTATATCCGGTTTGTTTTTTGATTTTCATCTACTTAAATTTTACGCCATCCAACAAATATTCTTTTTTCATATCCGACCATCCGGCGGCATGATTTATCGCTTTCCGGTCGTCGTCGTAAACAAATCCAACTATCCAACCGCCGACGTTTGATTGTTTTATTAGTCTTACCAATTTACCGACGAAAAAAGAACGGTATCGGTAATATGCTGAATTTTCACTAACAAACAAAACCCGTCTTTCTGCATTTATTTCGGGCGGATTTTCGATTTGCGGGCGTTTCTCCCTTTCCGGGTACCTTTGTACCCTTTTAAAATCATTTTGGATTGAACGGCGGGAAATTGCCCCGTAATCGGGTGTTCTTTTTTTCGTCCTCATATTTTCAAACTTCTGTATTCGTTTTTAAGCAATTCAATAATCCGGACGTTGCCCGGATATATTCGCATTTTCTCACGGTCGCCATTCTCCCAACGGTTGTGCATTTCAAAGCAAAGTATATTAATATTCCTTGGGTCATGCGCCATTTCCGGATATGCCCCACGGGTTAATATATGGGAACAATACGTTGCCGAAAAATTGTGCAAAGGTCGCAACGTTTCCTCGCATCTGTGCGGCTTATGTTCCCAAACCCACCGGAAAAACCGTTGGTTGGCAACGGGAATGTCGCCACGTCCTAAAACGCAATTCCCGAACAATTCCCGTTGTAACTCAACACGCAACCGTATATCTAACCGAAAATTACGAATATCCAATAACGGTTCGTAACCACGTGCAACGCAATATTCATATTCGCAACGCTCGGTCAACAATATTGGCTCCATTACATATTGTCTGTATCGTCCGCCGGGTCTGCCATTTCCGGGAACATATCATTTTCATTTTCGTTGTCTGCATCATTTACGTAAACTAACGGGTTTGGTTCCCCATCAGCCCCGAACAAATCCATTTGCGCCTTTTTGCCCTCAAACAGAAATTCGTAAACCTCGTTTTCAATATCGCAAACAATGTTTTCCAACTCTTCCTCAAAACCGAACGTTTCAACGTTATATTTCATTCGTGGGGTATTGATTGCTGTTTTCTGATTGTTTGATATGGTAAACAATCCGGTTAAAACGACGCCTACGTTATCATCTTGCCCGGACAAAGAAACGCCCCTAACCTCTATATTGTCCAAACATTCTTCCGCAAATGCGGCTGCAATATCTGTTTGTTTCTTTGTTGCTTTAAACTCCGGCGTTGCCATCATGGTTTTAAATGACGTTATGTTGAATACACGTCCCATAATCGGGCGCAAATCATTAAACAAATGACGCAAATCCGGGTGTATGTCTTTTGCACTCAATACATGGTATTTGTTCGTGTAACTCTCATTTCCGACAACTTCCGTTACTTCATAATGTACGTCTAACCCGCCATCTTTCAATAACTTTACTTTCGATAATGAAAACTTTTCCTTTGTAGGAATCGGCATAACATTTTGTTTTTTTTCGCTCATAATTTTTAATCTTTATTGTTTCCCGGTTCCTCCGGGTCGGTTTCTTCTTGGAAATACTCGCACGGTTCATCATCAGCACAACGACCGGACAAACAACATACCGGATAATCCACGCAATCAATGCACATTTTTTTTTCGTTCATAATTTAAAAGTCTGTTTCATTTAACAATTTTGCAACCTTGTTTTCCGGCTCTGCATCCGGTGCAAATATCGGTTTCGGGTCGTGAACTAAAACTTCCCTTTTTACCTTTTTGGTCTTTGCGGGTTCCGGTTCCGGGTTAAACTTCAATTGTTCCGCCGGATATTCTTTTGGTTTCAGTTCTATAATACCATTTTCCACCAAAACCGGAATACAACGTTTGCAGGCTTTCACGTCCTCCAACGCATCATGCGCCGGGAATGTTTCGCCGGGGAAACACTTGTTGTAAAGTTCCTCCAATTTCGGATATTTGCCCGGACGTCCGTCTGCATACAATGCGCCAACAAATTTAATTGTTTTCATCATCGTATCAATTCGTTTGCCCTTAAACAATGCGTCCTCCGCTTTTGCGTCGTAATATTCACGACCCATAATGCGCAATATCATTGCTTTTACAATTGACGTATCAAAGTAAATATTGTGTCCTACCAACAAACGGGCTTTTTCGCAATCCTCCAAAAATTCGCCTATAATATCAGCAAATGGGACGCCCTCGGCGTTTGCTCTCTCTGCTGTAATTCCGTGAACTTCTGTTGACGCTTCCGGTATTTCCCATCCCTCCGGCTTAATAATGTAGGAACGTTCCTTTTCGTTTACCGCCCATGCCAATTGCACAATATTTGGAAATTCCGCAAAATCAACGTCCCATTTTGCGCCCTTTGGGGGCAACCCGGTTGTTTCACAATCGAACGTCAAAACATCTTTCATAATGTCGTTTATCTCATTTCCTTTGCTGTCTTTCAATGTTACTTTTTTCATAATCAAATTTCATTTGGGTCTGCTATATATATATAATATTCTTCACTTGCAAGTTGTTTTAAAAATTCGATATGTTCTATTAATTCCGCATTGCTCAACTCCGATATTTTACGCAACCGGGTTTCATATTTCCCGGTGTTAATATCCGGGGTCTGCTCATACATAACCGGGGACAACTCACGCAAACGGCGTTCCGTCTGCTCCTCTGTCAGACGCTCCCCGGCTTCCCATATACCCGACCGGAACGTTGGTACAACGTAATTGAAATAATAACCTTTCAAAGCCTCTGACGAACCGGGCGACGCTACAATAAAACGGGCGATTATGCGGCTACCTTTGTGCATTGCAAAGAATTGATTTAATTCCCCCATGTACATTTGTAAACCGCCGTTATTATTAATCATTCCCGTTGCTGTTATCTCTCTTTTTTTCATTATCTCCAAACTTTACGTTAAACCTTTCTGAAAGATATTTTTTACAATCAAACTTTTCTCCAAATATATTTTCTTTCATAAACTCATTAAATTCTGCAATAGAATCATAATGCAATGAAAAAAACCATTCATAAACATCATTGAAATATTCATTTATTTTGCTTTTTGGATGTTTATCTAAATATTTTTGTCCGTTATTAATATAGTATTTTATCATATTAGGATATTTCATAAATTCTAATATCCTATTTTTTTACTTGCTAACGGGCAACACATACAACCTAAACGCCTTTCAGAAATAAAATTACCTTTGTTATCATAATACAATGGGTGTAATTTTATATTCCTTTCTTTCACAAAATCTTCAACATCTTTTTTTGTCCAATTTAATATAGGGAAATATTGCTTTGTTTTTTCTTTTTTGTTGAAAACTCTGCATTGCTCCGGTTCTTTGTAACGTTCTTTTCTTTTATTACTTTCTTCGCTCCTTATGCCTAAAATAGCATAATTAAGTATTTTATACTCTTTAAGATATGCACAACATATTCTTCTGTTTCTTGACGGGAATCCGGTTTTCTGTATTATTTGCCCAAATGAATATTTAGGTTTCATTATTTCAACTCCTCTTTCCCTGCAATGTTTTATTGTACCCGGCGGGTCTATCGTTGTATTTTTGTATATCGCCCTATATTCTACTTTTGCCATTCTTACAAGTTCTAAAATAACGTCAGAATCCTTTCCACCGCTATAACAAACTTCTATTGGCTGCCATACTTCTTTTGCTTTTGCTGCTGCTGATTGAATCAGTTTAATAGCAAAATCAATCTTTTCTTTCAACGTTTTCATTGTCTTTCTTTTCTTGGTCAACCAATTGTTTCATTGTAATATTAAACGCTTCGCCGCCAACTTCCAATATAAACTTTCTTTCGCTGCTTGAATATCCCTGCAACTTCTTATCCATTGCATTTGCATACAATACCGTCATTTGTCCCGGTTCAAAAACTCCTCGTTCCTGCAAACGGTCTATCTGGTGCCGCTTCAATGGTGCGTCCGCCATCATTCCGGCTTTTCTGCGGGTGTTTTCCAAATCGGAAATAACCACTTTCAGATTATTATAAAAAGCGGGTGTTTTCAACACGTCCGCAATTGTCATTTCTTTAACTTCCATATTGTTTTGTTTAAGGGACGCCGGGGAACCGACGCCCCGGTTAATTACTCGCTTTCTGTGTATTCCTCAATAATCAAATCGTCCTGCCCTCTTTTAACTTCTTCAATGAATCCTTGGAACCCGTTTTTCTTGGCAATATCAATAATTGCTTGCAATCTCTTTTCGCCCAAACTTTCGCCCCTCGCTATGCGGAACACTTTAACGGTTGGATTGCTGGCAATAATAAGTTTTGCGGCAACTTCCATAATCTGCGAATCTGAAACTTTTCCGGCAATAAATGGTACGTCATTTAATACCAATCCGTCGTCAGTGAATGAAAGTCCGGATATTGGCAATTTTGCCGACGAAATAAGTTTTTCACGCTCTGCGGATAATTTGGCAATATCTGAATCCATCTTTTCGGCTTCTGCTCTTTTGTCGTCTGCCTGCTTTTTCTTTGTCAGATAATCGGCAACTTTTGCAGCCTTTTTGTTGTGTTCCTCTGCCTTTCTCAATTGCTCGGCTGTATCTAACTTTTCCGGGTTGTTTTCCTCATACTTCGCCAACCAATTTTCCGCATTTGCTTTGCGTTTCTCAAAATCGGATTTTTCTGCCTCAATCTGTGCAACGGTTTCTTTGTAGGTTTGTTCTGCCATCGCCATTGCCTTTTTTGCCGCCTCAATCGCCTTTTCGTATGAATCTTTGGCGGCTTCCATACGTGCCGGAATTTCCTCCAACTGCTGCGTTCTCTGTGCTAACGCCGAACGTACGGTTTTTGCCTTTTCTATCAATTGGGCGTTTTCCTGCTGTTCTCGCATCAGTTCGGTAATGTCCTTTGGTTTGGCATACGTTTTCAAATCCTCTGTTGTCAATCCCTGCCCGGCTGCATCTGATATTGATTTGTAGGTTTTCAAATCTCGGTTTACTCCGGTACGTTCTGTTTTAAGCCCGGCAACGGTTGTATCAATTTCGGCAATCCTTGTTCTTACTTCTTCCGGCAACAAAGACTTTACAACCTCAATTTGCTTTCTGCGTCCCTCGGCGGTTTCCGACCAACGGGAAAATTCCACGGCGTCAAAATCTGTATAACCGAAAATCTTTTGCAACATAGAAACGTTATCACTTTTCATTCCGGTTGTCTTTGATTTAATTGATAACGTGCCACGTGGGTTTGCTTTTGTGAATTTCAATTCAACCTCGTATTCCTCTCCGTCGTCGCCGACAATCATTTTTGCAAAACCTTTGCTTTCTCCGTTCTTCAATACGGCGTCACGGTTCCCGGTCAACAAAGCCCCAATTGCTTTTAATACGGTTGATTTTCCCAACTCATTATCTCCGGTAATGAAATAAACGTTACCGTCGAAATCTGCGTTAAACTCTTTAATTACTTGGAAATTTACCAATTCTAATTTCTTAACTATCATTTTTACTCTCGGTTTGTGCCGGGGTTTCCCCCGGCGGTTAATATTATTTTTTTGTTTCTCTCATTCTTTGGTATATCATTGTTTGCACCTTAACAAATGCGTCCCGGCTTTCTTTCGCTTCCTCAACCGTGCAATCAGCAATGAAATTTTCCAAACGCTTGTATAATTCGTTCAACTCTTTGTCGCTCATTGCGTGCCGGATTGCTCCTACTTCATCAACAAACTTTCCCATCTTTACAAATCCTTTTAAGTTCTTCCAAATCCTTACGTTTCGGTTCTTCTGCGTTCTTGGTCGCATCAATCAAAGGCATATTGTTTGTTGTTGTCGTCCATCTTTTACCCGTTGCCGGGGACGTGTAAGTTACTTTGTAATATCCGTGTCCGGCAATCTCAAAATCAAAATCGTAAATCGTTGTTTTCATAATAAAATGTTTACTTTCCGGGAACCCGCCCGGTCGGTGTTTGTCATACTTTGAAAGATTTTGGCTTTATAGCTTCATTTAATCGGTTACCGAACCATCATTTAACCCTTTGTAGATACCGTTGCTTACTTTCTACTCTTACGAACTTAATCTTTCAACAGTCTTTTTGCATTTTGGTTAGACTGTGGGGTCTTTCGTTGTTTGACACTGCAAATATACGCATAATATTTTAACTACCAAAATTTTTTCTTTTTATTTTCAAAAAAAACAACAAACCCGGAACGTTATACATTCCGGGCATAAATCAAAACAGCCTCATTTGTTTATCTGTTATTTTAGCAACAATTGCATCAACTTCACCTTCTAAACGTTTACACGTTTCCAATATTTCCGGTCTGCGTTGGGCAAAATATCTGCGTTGGTTATGTCGCATTTGTCGGATTAACTCGGCGAACTCTTCCAACGTTATTTTTCCCGGATTTTCGATTTGCGGGTTTTTTTCTTCTTCCATGTATATTTTATCCATTTTGAAATTAAAATCGCTCTACGTGGCTAAAACAAACGTTCGTACATGTTGCTTGGTAAATTCTGACGCACCCAACCGGGGTTGTTGCGCAAAATGTATCGTCCAAAGTGCATTATCAACGTGGCGTCGGCGTTCCACAATGTCGGTTTCAATTCCGGGTACAAATTCCCGGCAACCTCTTTGTATCTGCGTTTTCGCTCGTTCTTTTCTTCTTTTTTTCGTGTCGTCTTTGCTCGCAACTTCAATTCGTTTTGCCATTTCATAGGGTGTACCATAACAAACGGAATGTCGCAAACTGAAATGATTGCTTTCAATTGCTCAAAGTTTGCCATCATCTTTTGTATTCGGTACAACTTTCCCATATTGACGCCATCGGCACCCGGCGTTACATCGTCCGGGCGCACGCTCAATTTTTCCAAAAAGACAATTGGCGAACAAATGGTTTTCAGATATTCCAAATAATTACGCAAATCTGTTAAATCCTTTGGCATTTGTATTGCCTTGATATTTTGATTTGGTCGCCATGTTACAATACCGCCATTGCTTCCCGGGTCAATTCCCACTACTGCTGAAATTCTTATATTTTTTTCCATATATAACCTCCCGCTTTCTTTGATATCCCTTTTATATTATTTGAAATAGATGTTATAATTTTCATAATTAAAATAAAACTTGCTGTCTTTGAAACTCAATTAATCTTTTCTTTGCTTGTTCATAATAAACCGGGTCTTTTTCAATTATAGTTAAATCAAAGCCCAATTTATGTGCGGCTATTGCATGGCTCATACTTCCGCCGTGCGTGTCCAATATTTTTTGTCCCGTTTTACCATAATTAATTAATATCCATTCATATAATTTTATAGGTTTCTGCGTCGGGTGAAATCTATGCTTATCCCTACTTGGTATTTTAACCATTCGTGCGGGGCTATCAAATGTTGTATATGCAAATTCAACTTGTGACATTGACGGAATATAAACTTCTTTATCCCATACAATAAAACATCTGCATGGGGGCAAATTAAAATAATTACCTCCAAATATTATTTCGTTATTTGATACTCTTTTCAATTCTTCAAAATATTCTTTACTTGGTACTTCATCATCCCAATTTGTCCTTTTTAGGTCACTTATAAATCTTATTTGTGTATTTTTACCCCCACCCTCAACAGTTCTTTTGCCTAAGCCGTATGGTGGGTCAACAATTGCCAAATCAAAAGATTTATCACTTTGGGATTGCATAAACTCCATGCAATCCCCGTTTATTAATGTTATGTTTCCACATTTTTCAATTTTCATCTTTATATCCTCCCGCTTTTGTAAAATAACCTATTACGCCAATTATAAAGCAAACAATAAATAGTTCCATATTTAAAACTTCATGTAGTTATCAACTTGCTTTTCCTCGGAAATCATCCGGTCAAATGCTTTTATAATCTCCTTTTTCCGGGCAACCTCAAACGCCGTAAAATCAATTTCCGGGCTTTCGGTTCCTTTTCGGCGAACTTGAAACGCTGTATATTGGTTTATCATTCCACGGGCTACACGCTGCATATACCGGGCAAACGCTTCTTTTCGGTCGTCCTCTTTAACTTGTACATCATCAGCCAACCCGCATTTTTGCAACCATTCATACAAAAATATATCATCAGTTAGCCCCAATATTAATTTCCCGGTGTATTTGTAGCAAAGGAAAATATAACGGTTCCGCCATTGTCTTTGTATCTCAAATCTCCGGATTTGCTCCGGCGAAATTTCATTGTTTTTTTCCGGTATAGCTTTGTATGCTTTGTCAATTACATCTGTCTGCTTTTGCTTGTATGCTTTCAGAATCTTTGCAAAGTAATCGGCGTTGAACTGTTGATAATGGTTTTTGTCCGGATTCCCTTGTTTATCTTTCGGCAAATATTCGTCTAACTCTCCGGTCGTCGCCAATTCAAAAGCCATCTTAATATCAGCCAACGTCATATCTGAGTAATAACGTTTCAGAATATCCAACAACCGGGATTGTATATAATTCCAATCATTTTCATTCTGTGGTATTATATAACCAACGTCTATTGCTATACGCTTAAACAGTAACGAAAGATTTTCAACTAATTTTGCATCGTCAATTTCCGCAATTGGTGTTTTTGTTGACGCTGCGAAAACATATTTTTCAACTGGGTTTAATGCTTTGGCAACCTCCGGCAATTGCACCATTCTACGGCGTACTTCAATGGCTTTTGTTCCGGGCTTGGTATTATATATTTCTAACGCCGTATTTTCTTTTTTTTCAATTGCTCCCATATCAATCAAAATCATTGTTTAAATACTTCATCATATCCGCAATTTCTTTGCTGCTTTGCTGCTCTGTCTTTACGGAACGTTTCATTTTTTCCCATTTTTCGTATTTTTCGGGGGTTGAATCATATTCTAACGCCGCCCAACCTTTTGAAATGCTTTCTTTTATCAGAATCAGCGCAAATTCTTCCGGGTATTTACTCAAACCATTTAAGTTTGCTTGTATCGCTGAAAAACTCTTTTGCGACGTTCTCCATTTCGGTTGACACATCAAAATATAAAAGTTCCGTTTAAATTCATCGCTATCAAATGGGAATACAAGTTTTGCAAAGTAATTATCAACTTTATCAATTACTTGTTTTCTGACGTCCAACAATTCCGGGGTAAACCCATAAACAATACTTGCTTTAACTGTTTTTTCTTCGTTTGAAAAATTGTCTTGTGAAAATCCGTTTGGATTTTCTTTTGAGGCTTTAGCCTCTTTCTTCATAGTATTATTATTTATATTATTATTTATATTATTTATATATGGCGGATTTTTTTCCGCTTCAACGGGATTTTTTTCCGCTTCAACGGGATTTTTTTCCGCTTCAACGGGATTTTTTTCCGCTTC